AAGATACGAGTTGCTAACATAATAGCGTTTTTATCACCCAAAAGAATATCATCTGGATTTACTTTCTTATCTACTATAATTGCTTCGAATAATTTATCTAATACTACACCTTTTTTAATCAAACTTTGAGATGAAAGAATTTCTTCCTCTCTTGCCGTCATATATTTTAATTCGATGTTACCACTTGATAATGGATTTGTTTCTGGATAGCATTTACCTTGAGATGGTAATCCAACTATTTCCGTTGAGAATTCGTATTGTGACATATTTTACCTTTATTTTGTTATTGTATATAAATATATAAATAAAAAAAAAATTGAAAAAAAAGGAGATATTTCTATCTCCTTTCTTAATTTTATATTTTAATTCTATTAGAATTCAAGTATTGCATAATCGTAAGCTAACGTTAATGTAATCTCTGCAGGGTCATTTGATGTCCAATCTAATTCACCAAATTGTGCGTTTAAGATAAATGCACCTTTAAGTTTCCAGTTTTCAATTTTATCACCTACTGGTCCTAACATATAGATATCAATATCTTTTTTGTAGAAATCTGCATATCCATCACGTCCTGTTAGGGATTCATGTGAAGTTCTAACCCACTCCATTACTGCCTGTGCACCTGATGGTACGATTGGGTCATATAATGTGATTTCTAAATCTTGCCATTCACCTTTACCTTTCAACTTTCTTTTTAAGTTGATGTGTTCTAATGTTACAGCTTCAAACTGAATGTTTGGTCTGTTACCTGCTTTGATAAGATATGAAGGGATACCAGCGATTTCCATGATGAAACGATTTTTCATCTTTGGTTCAAAGTTGGTATAGAACATTTCGTTAAACTCTAATATTTCTGCCATTTTTATTTTCTCCTATTATATTAATAAATATAAGGTTTCTCTTTTTTTTAAAATTTATGCTGAGAACGATGCTCCAGTCGGTAAGATGTTGAAATCTAACACGATGAATTCAGCGGTTTTTGTTGGTTGTAAGAAAATCTGTCCAGCCAATATATTTCTATCAATTACATCAGGAGTGTTATTACTCTCATCCATTACTACTCTAAATGCATATAAACCTTGTCTTTGTTGAATTGCTTCTAAATAAGGATTAACTGTATTTAAGAATCTTGAACGAGTGGTAGAAGTATTTTGTTCGAATACTAAGTATCTTGATGTAGAAGCGATATACTTCTTAACTTTGATAAGTAATCTTCTAACATTGATTCTATCTAACGCTGATGATTTTTCTTGTAATGTTTTCTGTCCAAATGCCACGATACCCTCGCCAGGGAAAGATGCGATAGGATTTATTTTTCCTTCGTATAATGTATCTCTCTCTGCGTGTGTTAATCTATTCAATACTGAAACTGCTCCTACGATTCCACCACGATTTAAACCAGCTGGTGCGAACCATTCTGCTGCAACCGCATCATTTGCTGCGTAAATACCTGGCATCAATACTGATGGTGGTACTGCAGTTAATTTGTTAGTGTTTCTATCGATTGTCTTAACCCACGGGTAATAAGTACCTACATAGTTAGAATCTACTGCTGCACCTTGTGCAACTGCTTCATCAATTGTATCATTACCACCATCACAACCAACTACATCACCAATGAAGAATACATCTTCACGATTCTCACACATTTCACTTATGTAATCAAATACATATGAGTGATGTCTACGAACTATACCTGGTGCTGCGATTAAGTTGATATCAAAATCATCAGGGTTAGATACTGCGTTGATTGCTTTTACATATGCAACCGAACCACTTGCAATTGATGTTGCTAAGTTAAATCCTTGTGAATTACCTGCTGATATATCCACACCTTTGTTAATTGTTTTTGCTGGCGTTGTACCATCAAATCCACCTTGAAACGCTAAAGTAAATTGTCTTTTAGCAATTGTTTCGGCCGAATCATCAGTTGATAATGAATAACCAAAATTATATGTTCCAACCGAACCACTTACAATAGCAGTAATATCTGCATCAAATGTAAAATCAGTATTTCTACCAGTACTAAATTCAGTTCCCGGTAATGGTTTTAAATATTGTGTATTATTTATTTTTACTGCAGTAGTTTCTAAATCAATACCAGAGTATCTATATGCAGATGATGCTGTATTATTAACAGAACCCGTTGAATATATAACTGCAGGAACGATTGTTTCTATCGTTGCATCGATTGGATTGATGTATGCACCATGTCCAAAAGGTGCTGCTATGATAGGGAATGAACCTTCAGCTGCAACTTTTACTCTAACTAATTTAGAACGATTTGCGTAATCACCAGTTTCAGTTTGTTTACCATTTGCATCAATTGTTAATGTTCTATCACCAATTACTTTAGCAATATAGTTTGGAGATGCAGGGTCTAAGTTAACGTTATTATATGTTTCTTTTACTGATTTTTTTCTATCAGTATCACTAAATCCACGAACTACTATTGAGAATGTAGCGTAATCAGTTGCACCAGATACTCCTGCTGCTTTGACGTTAAAAATACTTATTTTATATTCGGTATTGTATGGATTACCATCACCTAATGTTTCAAATTTAAATAAATCGTGGCGTTGACCGCTAATTAATTGAGATTTAACCATTGGTGTTTCTGCGTATGTAATACCATTAGTATCAGCTCCAAATACTTGAGTTGGTAATTGAACTAATGAAATAGAACCAGAACCTGCAGATAAGTATGCACTTAAATCAGTAGCTGTTTTTTCAAAGTATGTATACACATATGCTTTTTTAGTTCCAAATGGAGATTCTCCAAATACATCACCAATATCATTTCCTTCTGAAGGGTCAATTGATGCTGAACCATTATATGCAATATTACTTCCACTAATTGTAAAATAACTATCAGTTGATGTCCCGTTTGCAAATACTATTGAACCAGTAGCAAATCCGGTTGATTCACTACCACTTAATGTAGCGTGTAATGTACCGATGATATGTTCACTACCACTTGCATATGTTCCTGTAGCAGAACCAGATTCTAATGTTACTTTAATACCAATTGGTGCTACTTGTGAATAACCACCTAAGTGACCAACACGAACAATTGTAACTGTTCCTGCTTCTCTTAGATAGTTTTGTACTGCGTACCCTGTATAGTATGTTCCATCAGGTGTACCGAATATTTCTTCAAATTCTGATTGTGTATTTACGATAGTTGGTAAGAATGCTGGTCCTTTACTAAAAGGTCCTACTATTGCTGCTCCAATTTCTCCGATACCCTGTGATAAAAATGATAAATCATTCTCTCTTGTGAATACACCAGGTGATACAATTTTTTCTGCCATTTTATTTACTCCTATTAAGTTTGTGTAATGATACACATATAAGTATTAGATACTTTTTCTAAAATATTATTTTATATATGCGTAACGTAGTATTATTCTGCGATTGGTGTGAATTCTCCCGTTGTAGGGTTGTAATCACCATCTCCGTATTTTTCATTTAATCCTTTAAATAAGGTTTCTTCCGTTATAACTAAATCCGAATGTTGTTTAGTTAATTCTGCTTCTCTTTCTTCTAATTCTGACAATCTTCTTCTTTTTTCAATATGAATTTGTCCTAATTCAGTAAAAACAGCCCCAACATCAATTCGTAATTTGTTAATTTGTGCGACTTCGTCTTCCGTAAACTTAATTTTTTCTGCCATTTTGATATATTTTGTTTATTAATTAGTTATATATATAAATATATAGATTTTCACCAAACGATAAAAAAATTATCTAACAAATGAATAAGCAGATGTCCAAGCACCTTTAAGACCTTGGTCAATTGCTCTAACTCTAGCATACCACGTACCTGCAGTTAATAGGGTATTAACTTCAATAGTTGTAGTACTCCATTCCGTATTATCTACTATATTTGTAGCAAATGTATTTCCAGATGATATTTGTATATCATATGCAGTAATACCAGCTGTTCCAACTGCAGTAGGTGCTACCCAACTTAAACTTGGAGATGCATATGCTAATGAGGTTGGTGCACCAGGAGCTCCTAAATCCGTAAATGCGTTACCACCTTTATTATGGGTAATATATCCATTTACTAAATAGGTATCTTCTGCTTCCACATCTAATGATACGATTTCAGATGTTTCTTCATCAATTGTTATTGATGTTATATCTATTTCTTGTGTATTACCATTTTCAAATTTAATTAATTTATCATTAAGATTTAAATTAAACATTTGTTTAAATCTATATAAATTATCAGTAGAATCTTTAACTAATAATGGATGTTCTGATGTAGCAGTGATTTCACCATTATTAACATTGTAATATTTACCAGTAAATGAATATATTACATTCACAACTGTTACTTCTTTTTCAGTTTTATTTAATTCAGATGTAGACCAATCATAGAATGTGCCATCTGAATCGATTGATAATCCACTTAAAGAAAATCCTTTTAATTTATCACCTTCTTCAATTTGGCCAACTTCCTTAATAGAACCATCAGCCATTGTTATTGGTGAATCAGATGTTAAACATAATGCAACGGAGTTACCATCATAAGAATCTACGGAATAAACCGTCTTATCTCTAGAAGTATTATACCCAGTTGCGTGTGTATTATATCCATCTGCAAATATTGCTCTAATAGTATGAGTTTGAATTGTTTGTAGTACAGTCTGTGCACCTACCCCTTGTGGGTTCATTGATGATATACTAAAACTAGCGGTTGTACCACTATTTGTTCCTAATGTTATGAATGACCCAGCAGGAACACTCCATGTGAAGTTTGCTGCTCTACTACTAATTCTATCAAAATTTGCACCAGCACCACTAAACCCTAATGTATAAGTTTCACTTGTAGATTCAACTCCGTATGTATAACCAGTTACTGAACCTACCGAATCAATTGCAAATGATGACATTGAAATAGGACCGGTTGAATTTCCCTTTGCTGCTGATAATGCTCTTGGTCCTGCTGCAACACCTGTTGCTGCACCTAATGAATTTAAACTTTTGGTTTGTCCTGATGTTAATGTTGCCATTTATGTGTTTCCTATTTATTATAAATATCTAATAATGAATCAATCCACTTATTCTTATCTGTATATTTTTTAATCATATAATTTTTTATAATATTAAACCAATATAATTTTTCAGAATAAGATAATGTAGTAATCTTTGTATAAATATCAAAAAATTCAGTTTTAGACGATGCTCGGTATGGATATTCTAAATCTTTACACCAACTCGAATGTAGTATTGGTAATTTACCTTTATCAACCGCTTCAAATATTGAATATCCAAAGGGTTCTGATATAAACGCAGAGTGTGATATACCCCAATCCATATCATAAAATGTATCTTTAAAATCTGGAGTATAATGATATAATTTTGATTTTGAAATATCTACTTTTACCCCATTTTTCCAAAGTACATTAAATTCTTGAGAGTTAGTAAAAATAAGACTAGGAATTTTATCTAAATAGTGTGGATTTTTTCTACCTTCACTTCTTGCTGCAAATCCTAACCTATTAGATTCGGATAGTGGTAAATTCCATTTAAATTCGTAAAAATTTGGTATATTAGTATTTTTATAAAGTATTTCGTATAATCCTACCCATATATTAGTTTCACACCAATCAGTAACCTCTTGTTCCCATTCTGAACTCATATAAGGATGATGTCCTATTGGTAAATCACTTCCAAATTGAGATTTTAGGATGTGGTCTATTGAATTGTGTAATATATTTGAATGGATTTTATCTTTATTATCTACGATTGGTTTCATTGGAGTATAATGTCCATGTAGGATATTAATTCTTCGTGCACCTTTACATAGTTCTTCAAATTTTTGAATATCTTCACCATGCCAGTAAGTTTCTATTGGGAATTCGTAATCTTCGTGTCCTTTGGGTTTGTTTCTATGAATTAGTAGAATTGGTTTAATATCTAATTTAGGTGCTATTAATTCTATCCAAAGATTTACCCAAATATCAGAACCTGCATTGACCCACGGTCCACCACCTGTGGTATAATAAACATCGTAAACCATTTATATTATTTTTTAATTATAATTAGTCCAGAAAATAATCCAGCAAAAGTTATAGTTAACGCATTAACTGAGGTTGATTCTATAATTGAGGGAACTTCTTGTCTTTTATTAGTAGTATTCCATGCTTGAACTATTGGATATTCTTCACCCAAACTATGAGTGATTGAATAGGTTGAATTACCACTAACTGTTTCCTTATAGGTTGTTAATGCAGTTATTTGTGAAGACCCACTCACCAACCCACTTGGCGTTCCTGCTAAGTTATTCCAAGATGTAGAACCACTTACTATATGTCCACCTTTAGCAACTACTGCGTATCCACTTTGAGCGGATGATAATACTATTGTTGCAGTATTATTATTAGTAAGTGTTACCGATGATGGTATTATTTGTGAATCATTTGTTCCGTATACTGAAACTAATACATTTTTAGTATTAAAATTATGGGTTACCTCAATAGTTGATTGGGTATCAAACGAAGATGTGATTGTTGCAACTTCTGCAATTTCAGTTACTACGTTTGTAATACCACTACCATCCCCAACAAAGAACGATGCAGTGATTGCACCATTTCCTAAATTAATTGATTGACTTACTAATGATGAAATGATTTGGGTAGAAGATGATACAATGTTGCTTCCACCTAATATTTGTATCGACCCGGATATTAATGTTGGTAATGAACTAATTTCACTAAAAGTAATTTGAGATGACCCTGATACAATATTATCACCACTAGCAAGTAGTATTTTAGATTCAGACCCACTTACTCCGCTTTTCCAATAATCATTAGTCGAATCCCATAATAGAGAACCACTAATAATAGAAGCACCGGTTGAATCTTTAACTAATAAACCACCATTTGCTACACCACTACCATTCAATTCAATAATATTATCACCTAATTGAATTGTAGTTGAGTTTACGGAGGTGGTTGTTCCTCTAACGGTCAAATCACCTAAAACAATTACATTCGAACCTGTCAACTCTAACGCAGTTTTAAGAGAGGATGTATATGTGTTTAAAGATGCAGTTGATTCTTGTATTCTATCTAACTCACTATCAATTGAAGCAGTATATGTTGCAAGGGTTGAGTTCTTAGTATCTTGTGATT